TCCCAAGGTGGCCCACCTGGCGAGTCCGTTCCTGTGGCGGGCGATCGCGTGTTCGGAGATGGAGTCTTCACCGTCCAGTTGAGGCAAGCCGAGCCAAGCGGCGGCGGCGGCCTTGGCTCGTTCACCCTTGACGGTACGACCATAGACGACGGCGGATTCGTTATCACGGTGGCCGGGCCGTTGTTGTTCATATCTGGCTCAGTGACATCGTTTCATCCAACGCTTACTGGCGTGGAAATGATATCGTGGAGTACGTTTGCAGAGCCGATGACAGGGCTGACTCTTGCAGCTGGCGCGACGATCACTCGCATAGCAAACAGCAACGCAGTTGCTGGGCCAATCTCCATCCCTGCCACGGCAACGCTTGCTGCAAACAGCGTAAACAGGACCGTCCTCCAGACCGTAACGGGAAATGACTTCCTGACTGTTGGTGGCGACGTAACGACGGCACCGATAATCTCAACTCTTGATGCGGACAGGACGAACAGTGGCGCCATCAACATGACGGCACGCTGGCAGCTCAAGGGCAGCAATCGGAAGGTCACACAGAGCGGCGTGTTGGCCCTGACTGATCTGACAGTCAGTGGCAGTAGTTCGGGTACTCAGGGAGAATTGGTCATTGGCGTGACGGGCTGTAACCTCGGCGACGTGCTGTTGAGCGATGGCACGAATCGAGGCGGCAGGATAGATCTTGGCGACGGATCGTATGCCGTTGAGATTGGCAGCATCAGTGAGAACAGCGGCACGGCCACGAACAACGCCTTTGACTTGGGCGACGCTGCTGTCACGATCACGAGTGGTAAGACGTGGGAAGGTACAGGCATCACGTTCTCAAGCTCGGCAGGCGTCACGGACACAGGCGACGGTACGCCGACGATCACGAACTGCGGCGACCCCGGCCGTGTCATCAACGTGGTGGGCAAGGCCATCGACGGCGGCGGGAATCATTCCAACTGGGTATTCACCGTCGGCGCCGTTGTGCTCCGTCGCGGACAGGTCGGCGGCATCCTTGGGAGGGTTGGCTAAGATGATCCTCACGCAATCAACCGCTCCCTACGCAGAGCCTATCAGTCTCAACGAGGCGAAGGCACAGACGAAGATGACGGCGACTGCGGACGATCCGCTTCTGACCGGCCAGCTTGCGGCTGCACGGCAGATTGCCGAGAACGTCACAGGGCGACAGATCGTTGTCGCTACGTTCAAGCTGTACCTCGATTGCTTTCCTGCCGATCAGATCGAATTGCCGAAACCACCGTTGATCGAGGTCGATTCGATCAGCTACTCTGATTCAGACAACGCAACGCAGACGGTAGCCACCACGGTCTACCAAGTGGATACGGACAGCCTTGTTGGCAGGGTCTACCTCAAGCCCGATCAGACATGGCCGTCCGCGTACGCCAAGCCCAAGGCCGTGGTCATCACGTACAAGGCTGGTATCCTCACGCCCTACGCAGCGGCCAATGCTACGGACCTCACGACCTGGAGCGGTCGGAACCCTACCGATGCGGACATCGTGCGTCTGACGGTCTCTGGCGGGGCGTCAGCGGCAGTCCCTACGGGCCTGGCACGTAACACCGACTATCACCTGCTCGACAGCAGCACGAACACCTGCAAGTTCGCGGCCACGTCCGGCGGGACTGCCATCGATATCACGGGCGATGGCACCGGACAGCAGTTCATCATGCGTCCGCAAGACGTTCAACTGTACGACACGATCCGGGCCGCGATGTTGTTGCTGATTGCACACTGGTATGAGAACCGCGAAGCCGTAGTGGTCGGCACGATTACAAGTGAACTACCTATGGCCGTTGACGCCCTATTGAGTGCGTCGGCCGTGCCGAAGATTTAGGGAGACGACATGGAACCGAAAGCCAAGAACGAACCCAAGGGCTGGATCATTCAGGCTGAGATGTTGACGCCAGATCAGCACTGCTATCTCTGCCCCAGTCCGCACACGAAACGCCCCATCGAGAACCCAATGGACTCGTGGTGGAATGCGGACATCAAGCTGGCGTGGGTTTACGACGTCAAGGCCGACGCCGACGCTGAGTGCAAGAAGCACAAGCAGAACGCGAAGGTCATTCCGGTGCCCGATGCTGAGGCTTAACCTGGGGCCGGGCGACGTTGTACTCGATGGCTATGTGGAACACGACGCCCGCGACGGCCGCGACGCCTTCCCGCTGTCGATGTATGAGGACGGGACGGTCGATGAGATTCGCGCCTCTCACATTCTTGAGCACTACCAACGCAGCCACGTTCCGTATGTCCTAGCGGAATGGGCGCGGGTTCTCAAGCTCGGCGGCGTTCTCAAGGTAGCGGTTCCCAACTTCGATTGGGTCTGCCAACAGCAGGCAGAGGGCAAGGGCTCGTCGCGATTGCTCGAAGCCTACGTCCTTGGCGGGCAAGTCAGCAAGCACGATTACCACAAGTCGGCGTTCACAAGCGAACAGTTGAGGCAGGAACTACAGGCGGCCGGGTTCACTAGCATCGAGCCGTGGGAATCCGACGCGGACGATTGTTCCGCTTTGCCCGTGTCCTTGAACCTTCAAGGGACGAAGGGCGAGCCGGTCGAGCAGCCGCGATGCAATGTCATCGCGATGATGTCCTGTGCCCGCATAGGGTTCGTGGACGCCTACGCCTACGCAGAGCAAGCGTGTCACGAAGCGGGTATCAACCTAGCACGATGGCACACCGCGTTCTGGCATCAGGGCATGGAGACCGGCTTCGATAAGTGCCTCGCACAGCAGGCCGATCTAGTCGTCACGATAGACGGCGACAGCGTATTCCTCCCGCAAGACTTGCGGTACATGCTGGCTATCATGCAGGCTCACCCGGAAGTCCATGCGTTGAACGCGGTGCAGTTGCATCGGGAGTTCGGGGCGCAGCTCGTTTCGATGAGGGATGAGAACGGCGAATGCCTTGACGACGTGCCGCTCTGGACATTCGATCAGCAGTTGACGCAGGTTGACACCGCGCACTTCGGGCTGACCATCATTCGCCCGCAACGGCTGCTTCACATGTCGCGGCCGTGGTTTGAGTGCTTGACTGCCACCGATGGCTCATACGACGCTGACAAGGGCAGGATAGACGCGGACGTGAACTTCTGGCTGAAGTGGCGGAAGGCTGGTAACACACTATACCAGGCCAACCGCGTTCGGCTAGGGCATAGGGTCGAGCGTATCCTGTGGCCGACTAGGACGTTCGGTAGCGTGTACCAGACGTTAGGTGAGTTCGAGGACCACGGGAAGCCGTTAGAGGTTAGATGATGCCAGGACGCCCGACAGGACATCGCATCGGCAAGATGCGCCATTGGGTGCAGATCGAATCGCCCGCTGAGTCTACGAACGCGCTAGGCGAAGAGATCAAGGCGTGGTCTGGCGCCGGGTTCACGTCAACGGACTGGTGGGCTGCTATCGAGCAGTCGCCGGGCACGATGAAAGTCGAGGGCGACTTCATAACGCCGGAGGCCACGCACGTTATCACGATCCGCTTCTTCAGCGGACTGACTACCGACGACCGGATTACTCAGAGTTCGCAAGCTAGGATCTTCGAGATCGTAGGCATCCACGACATGCAAGAGGTAGAACGGTATCAGGTGCTGGCGTGTATGGAGGTTAAGGACTGATGTTCACAGCGAAACTAGAGGGAGCGCAGGAACTTGAACGCGCCTTGATGCGTCTTGCCCGTGCCCCTACAAAAAAAGCAATGCGGCAAGTCAACAAGGACGCTATCAAGACTACGATCCTACCTGAGACGAAACGCCGCGCCCCTGTCGCGTCAGGCTTGATGCGAGATTCATTGACTGTTCGCGCGGGCAAACGCAAGTCTGGACAGATATTCCATCACGTCACGTTTAAGAAGTCGGCTGTGGCAAAGCTGCGTGGCACCGCTGACGTTGGCAGTGATGCGAGCGGTGGGGATAGCGCAACGCAGAAGAAGGTGTACTTCTACCCGGCTGCTGTTATCTATGGATTCGTGGGGCGTGACGGCAAGCACCATGAAGGTGATAACTTTATGAAGAAGGCCGCCGAAGCCAAAGCCGCCGCCGCATTCAGGAAACAACACGCTGGCCTCTGGAAAGTGGTTCGCGGGGAGTGGGCTAAGAAGTGAGCATTCAAGGCGCATTGCGAGCGGTGCTGGTAGACGACGCCACAGTCAAGGCGATCACGACGACCGTGCGCCCTCAGTTTCTATTCGAGGGCGATCAGCCCGCAGTGACCTATACTCGCACCGGCGGCGAACCTGTCGAGACGCAGACCACAACAGGCGGGCAGTTCGGCAGGCATCAATTCACAATCCGCGCATGGGCGATTACAGAGCTGGCGTGCGAGACATTGGCTCAGGCGTGCTTCAACGCCGTTGACCATTACTCAGGGACGAAGGCCAGCACCGCTATTCAGATGATGGTGCCCACTAGCATCATGCGCGACGTTATCAACCTATCACCGACAAGCAACCAGTTACGTTTCAAGGGTCAAGAGTTCGATGTGGACGTTTGGCCAGAGACTACTTAGGAGCCTATCATGGCACACAGTGACGGAATTGTAGGCGTTGGGGCCGTGCTCTCTACTGGGCTCGGCACTCTCACCACCCTGACTGCATGGGTTCAAGTCCGCAATATCAGCGGGCCTACCGCCGCTACCGATGACATAGAAGTCAGCCATCAGGGCAGCGACGGCGCGTACAAAGAGTACGAGCCTGGCATGACTGAGCCGGGCGAGATGAGCGGCGATGCGGTCTACAAGAAATCCGAGTTCAGCACTCGCCAGCAGACCATCCGCACGACGGGCACATACAAGATCACATGGCCTGGCACGTCGAGCCTGGCTTCGCGTGGGCACCTGTCGGACCTCGGCGTCGAGACGCCTTACAACGATGTAGTGACCATCCCGTACCGAATCAAGCTGAGCGGCGTTCCGACGTACGCTACCAGCTAACCGCCATTGCAAGGGAGACGAATCATGGCAGACCAGACATGCGTAGACTGCTCGCGTATCTTTGACGACGAACCGCCCGGCAAGCATGTTGACATGCTGGGCAGAGGCTTCGTCTGCAAGGCGTGCCAAGAGGGCGCCGTTGACGAGGTGGAAGTACCGGACGCACTGGAGACTCCGCCCGACCCTCGCGCCTTCATTCGTGCCCGGTCGAATCGAGACACGGACCCGCTGGAAGTACCAGAGTGGGGCGTGTCTATCTTTGTACGCAGGATGGGCGCCGATGAGGTGCAAGAGCTGCAGGAGTTTTTCGCGGGCGACGATAAGGACAATATCAAGAACCTCGTGGAAATTGTCATTCGTGGTGCAGCCAAGAAAGACGGCTCCCGTATCTTCACGGATGATGACATTGAGTGGCTTGTCACAAAGGAGTTCCAAGCCATTGAGCGCATCGCCGATACCGTGCTGAAGTTCAACGGCATGGTCAAGGACGCCGTTAAGGATGCAGCGGGAAACTCCGACGCGACCCCGAGCGATGGCTAGAATGGGAAATTGCCCTTGCCCTGGGTCGCACTCGCAGTGAGTTGCTTGCAGGCATCAAACATACGGAACTTGTTGAACTCAAGGCTATCTGGCGGCGTGCCCCGCGCAGTGCTGAGTATGACAATATGGGTCGTGCGCTTCAGCTCGTGATGTACGCCAACGCCAACAAGGGGAAGGGAAGCGCCTTCAGTATAGACGACTTCCTTCCGCCGTCCGTAGTTCGCGAACGGCTGGCACTGAAGATGGAACGCCCGGACAACTGGGAAGCGTCGCGAGACGCAGCCAAGAGGTACGCCGAGAGCTTTAACTAATGGCTATCGTCAAAACACTTCTGACACGGCTTGGCGTCAAGTCCAGCGTCTTCAATCGCAAGATGAAGCGCGCCGGGAATACCGTCAAGCGGTTCGCAAAGAGAGTGGTGTTCGCTGGCGCGGCGATGGCTGCTATCGGAGTGGCGAAGGGCCTTCGTGGAGCCATCGCGTTCGAGAAGCAGATGGCGGAAGTGTCGACGATGCTGTCCGGCAATGTCGGCCCGCAAGTTGCGAAGTTCGCGGCGGACATCAAGGCCCTGTCCATGGAGTTCGGACAGACGAAGGAAACGCTATCGAAGGGATTGTATGACATCCTATCCGCTGGCATCGCTGCTGCGGATGGCTTGGACGTTCTGACGGTTGCCACGAAGGCTGCGATTGGCGGGGCGACTGATACGGCGACAGCGGTTGACGGGTTGACCACTGTTATAAACGCCTACGGGTTGGACGCAAAGCAGGCGACGCGCGTTTCTGACTTGATGTTCCAGGTGGTGCGAGACGGGAAGGTAACGTACGCGGAGTTAGCTGAGAACATCGGCAAACTAGCTCCGCTAGCAAAGACGGCCGGCCTGAGCCTTGACGATATGATGGCTGCCATCGCAACGGTAGTCAAGGTCGAGAAGCCCGAACGGGCTATGACAGCGATAGCGGCCGCGATGGCGAAGGCGGCGCAGATGGGGACAAACCTTCTGACGCTTGTCAATCGCTTCCGTGGCAAGTCTTTGATGGACATTATGGGGGCCGGAATTAGCAAACGCGCAGCCGTAGGCGTCGCGTTGTTGTCGGGGAACATCAAGACGCTGCATAAGGAAATGGCCAACATGCGCGGCTCGGCCGGTGCAGCCGGTGAAGCATTCGACAAGATGGCTGGCACGACCGATCAAGCGATCAACAAGGCGCGCGAGTCTGTCAACGTGTTGCTTAAGGGCATAGGCGAAAAGCTCATGCCAAAGGTCAAGGAAGTAGCGGATGCGTTTAATCAGTGGGTATCTAGCGGGGATGCGCTCAAGGACATGATGTCTGTTATCGAGGGGATCGCCGACGCGGCGTGGTTGGTATACAAAGCATTCGAGGCCATGAAGCTGTTGTTCACAGAACTGCCGAGCGCGATGCAAGATATAGCGGAGGCCGACACGGTTGCCGACATGGCGAAGGCATTCGACATAGACGCATACAAGAAGATGAACAAGGAGCAGCGCGAGGCGTTCAATAAGGAGAACCGCGAGCGCATTGACGGAATGGCTAGTAGGGCATCAAGGATGGCAGCGAGGGGCGACCTATTCGCCAAGTTCCGCGATCAGTTAATCGCCGGCCGTGAAGGGAAAAACAAACCTAAGCGCCAAGACTTCCAACCCAAGATCACCATTACGTCGTCTCAGTTCACGAACACGAAGGCGGAGCGGGATGCGCAATCTGCTGGCGGGAAGCTAATGGGCGGCATCTCTGACATCGGCTCGCTATTCGGCAACATGGGGA